CGATATTATTCCAAACAACAAGAATATCTGTTTCAGCAGATATGTCATGTGTAAGAGTTACTGTGTTAGTAGTTAAACCAGTAAAACGATCTTGAATACCACTATCAAAAGTAGTGCTAGGTTGTTGTCCAATGTAAGTCAATTTACCCTCTAAGTTATTTCCATGATTGATAATGCACCAGATACTTTATCTGCTACACTACAATCTATTTTAAGTACGTCTGTTGTTTCCATTACAATCTTAGATCCAGCCAAAATTTCCAAACTAGATTTTGCTGGGATCACAACATCCTTTGCAAGAAACGCAGTACCATTAGCAACATTGTTTGCTCCATTACGATTTGCTGTATCACTAACAAGCTCTACCTCAACTGAAACAGAAGTAGTATGGATATTAGTTAAACGCAAACCGAGAACAACAGTAGTCGTACTACCAGCTACTGTGTACATTGTATAAGGTGTTCCAGCACTTGCTGGTTCAGCTGCAAAAGTTACAGTTTTAAATGTGTTAGCCATATTCTCCTTTCTATCCTAACGCAATCGCAAGAGCTGTCGGATCAGTTGCATTTATTGTTAGTGTTTCGTTACTGCCATCATTAGCTTCGGCAAAAGTAATCGCTGTACCAGCAACTAATTTACCATTCAAAAAACCAGCAGTTGAGTCATTTGAACTTACAAGAACTTTAACATCGGTATCAGCAACAATAGCCGACCAAGCAGATCCATTGTAAAAATTTAAAGTGTTAGCAGATGTATCGTAATATAAATCTCCTTCGTCTAAAGAAGAACTAGGAGCAGATGATGCTATTCTATATCTATCAGCAAAACTATTTACTCCACTTATATTTGATGAAACAGTATTAACATTTGATATTGATCCAGCTACAGTTGCAATATTTCCAACTACACCACTTGCTCCAAGAGTTGCCATGTTTGTTACATTGGAACTTGTCGCTAATAAATTCATATCAGTTACAATATCTGATGTCGCAAGTTGATTAAGATCACTTACTATATCTGATGTTGCTAAAGTATTCATATCAGCAATAACATCACTATCAGCAAGTAGAGCCATATCAGCAATTACATCACTTGTTGCAAGTAAACCCATGTCAGTTACCACAGCACTTGCAGATAGAGTATTAATATTTGTTTGATCCGAAGATGATGGTGTTGTTCTTACCCAGGCAGATCCTGTGTAAACCATCATTACATTGTTTGATGTATTAAAATATAAAGCACCAGTAATTAAACTATCTCCATCATTATCAGCAGATGGATCAGAAGATTTTGCTCCTAAAAATCTATCATCAAAAGTATCGTAACTTGCAGCAGCAGACGTAGCGGATGATGCCGCAGCTGTAGCGGATGATGCAGCTTCACTTGCTTTTGTCGTTGCAGTATCTTTATGACCAGATGCTGTTGATGCGGATGATGCAGCAGCAGTAGCGGAACTTGCAGCAGCAGTAGCACTTGTAGCGGCAGCAGTTTGACTTGTCGTTGCCGATGCAGCATCTACTAATAAACTCCATTTAGCACTATCAGTATTCGTTGTAAGTGGCTGTGAGCCAGAAGATGTATGAGCTGTTAAGGCAATAAAAATATTATTGGTAGAAGTATCTTTTACTATATCTCTTTGTTGATAAGCTGTACTTGCACCCCAGTTACCTTTAACTGTACCTAATTCTTGTGTAACAGATATTTCTCCAGAACTATCAAAAGCTAAAATTTTTGATGCACGATCAGTAGCACTTGTTGTAAAGTCGGTACTGGTCATTGTATTCGTTCTTGATAATTTTATAGAACGATCAACTTGTTCTTGTAAATCTTGACCAATAATTGTTAGTTTATCTAATGCACTTTCATGTGTTTCTGCTGGGAAAGGATCATTAGCAACATAATCAGTTGCTTGTGTCTTTGCTGTATTTCTACGAAGTACAACAGTTTCCCCTGATGCTGGTGCAGTTACAAATACAATATTTCCACCATTGGCGTTGCCAACATTTGTAATAGCATAGTTAGTTGATCCAGTACCTTCAGCTTTTACTGTTTCCGTTCCATTTGCAGATCGTACAATTACTTGTATATCTGTTGATGCTGGAATAAAAAAACCATAAGCAAAGGTTGTAGTAGATCCATTTCCACTATACGAATTTTTCGTAGTCGTGCTAGAAATCGTCATGTCGTCCTCTGATGTTTTGGAAAATAAAAAAAACTAGACAGAAATATCTAGTTTATTGTTATTTCTTAAATTAAATGTCAATAATGTTCAACTAAATTATTGTTTAAATTTAGGTAATCTTTCAGGTAATAATTCATCTGGTTTCCACCAATAATCACTTCCTTTGTCATAAACACCACTCATGTGCCTATTCATGTTCTCATAATGATTTTCATTCATTAGTTTATCTAATTGGTCAAAAATATAACGTTGTAATATTAATTTTAAATAAAAAGGTTTTGGCGACCAACTTCTAATAAATTTTGACATACGACCACCATAGTTAACATTTTCATCCCCTAAAGTAGCTTGGTATAAAGCACCACCAGTAACACCCCAAAAATCGCCAAAGAAAGATGCAATTGGACCAGTTAATAAAAAACCAAATTGTCGTGCATCAGGATCGCCAACAAGAGCATCGCCATATGGACCTAAAGCACCCCCTTTTAAAATTGCTTGTGTCCAAAAATCAAAACTTAATATTCTTCTAGGATCACGACCATTTAAAATATCATTTGATAACATCATTACGCCACCAGTAAATGTCATACCTGAAACTAACATCGCTGTATATTTTGCTTTATTGATTGCTCCAGGAGGTGCAGACATAGCTCGTCTAATGTTATGAATAATAATATTAATAGGAAAACTTTTAAACATAAAAGCAGATAATCCTAATTCTCCACCAAATGTACCTCTTTTTAACCATGACGCTGATGCTTGTTGTCTTACAGAATTAACAACAACCATATGATCTTGTTCTGTCATTACTAAATCTTTTAATTTTAAAGCAACATTTGTAGCAAGCTCTTTATTTATATCAGTTCGTGATGCGATTGCACCTGGATCAATAAATTTTAAATTACCTTTAGGATTCCACATTTCTGTGGTTCGTATAATTTCCCAATCAGTTTTTGTTATATTATATTGATCTAATAATTTTAAAGTTTTTCCCTCATTATTAAATTTACCTTTAGACAATCTAACTAAATCATCAAAAGAATATTTTGTATAATAACCTAAACCTTGTCCTGATAAAATAAATTTACCTCCAGCATTTCTTGCTTGTTGGGTAAATCGTGAAACTGCACCTAATCGAAGTAATGCGGTAGAATATACTTTTGCTAATCCTCCACTATCAACATCATCCATAAATCTCGACATTGCCATATTATTTTGAATTAAATCATCTAAAATTAATTCTAAATATGCTGCAAATTGCCTACCCTCTTTACCTTTAAACTGTTCTCCTAAACTATTAACAACAGCTCTCCATGGCGACCATCCACGCATTGACGCATTAGTAAATGTTGTAGCCATATCTCCAATAAGCACAACTGGTCCTGATCCTGACAATAATGTACCAGTACCAAAATTTCGAAAACCACTACCTATTTTAGCGTATCTGTTATCAACGGATAAATGACCTCGACCAACAAATAAATCATATTCTAAATCAGCTTTTTTAATTAATGTATTGGCACGATTTGTTTCATCTTGTGCTAACATTTTTCTTTTTGTAAATGCTCGTCTAAAAGATTTTTCTTGAACGTGTTTTTTTAATGCAGCTCTTACTGTTTGTGGTTTTGGTCCAAATATTTGTGTTTCAGCAATAGCTCTCGCCATAACATCTAAATGTTCATACATCATTTGTACTGGATCACTTCCAAATTTAGTATTGTATTCTCCCCACCCTTTTGCATCTTTAAATTTTAAAAATCGAGATTCACTAAATTTTTTTAAACCAGTTTTTTTACCAACACCTAAACCATCGGTAATAATATTCATTAATGCTGCATCTAATGCTTTATCAAATTCTGCATCTGGTAAAACATCAAATGTTAACCCAGTTTTATCATCAACCATTTTTGATTTATTTAATAATGGCTTTATAATATTTACCCATTCTTTTTTTGCCGCAATATTTGCATCTGCGTCATTCATGGTTTTTATAAATTTTTTATAAGATTTTTTTAAATGTTTTTTTATTGTTGTTGTGTTGTGTACTTGGGGAAATTTCCAATCAGGATCATCAGCAATCATTACACCATTTTTGGCTAACATTGCTTTTCCTTTTTTTAATGTTTCTTTTAATGACTTACCCCAAATTTCTGCACCTTTATTTCCACTACTTCCTGGTTCGAACATTTCTTCAACAAGTGATTGTGGATTTGCTCTTTTCCATTTACGCACTAAACGATTTGCATATGCTTCCATCACATCGCTTAATTCAGATGTAAGTGTACCAAAAATAGATTTATGGCGTATCTCTAAATTAGTTACAATGCGTGGACCTTCTGCTTTACCATGCAAGGAACGAAAACCCATAGCAACATCTTCCTCGCCAACATTGTTTTTATAATTATCAATTATTTTTTTTAATTCGTTTTGTTTAAAAACAGCGATTGTATTTTCAACAGCTTTTTTCTTAACTTGTTGTTTGACAATTTTAAACACAGCATCACTTGCCGCTTGCTCTGCTTCTAACTTACTCATGGATTTAGAAAACAATTCTAGTTTATCATCAAACATGGCAAGCATTTCTTTTTCTCTATTTTTATCTTGTATTAATCCTTTTTTAGCAGCAGCAATAATACATTCTCTAAAACTAGGCACTTAATCCCTCACAGTTAGTTAATTCATCCAACATTTTTTGCTCGTTTTGTAATTCATTTTTTATTTGTCTGACAGTTTTTTCAGCCGTTGGTGTGCCATCTGCATCTACATCAACAACAATTCTTTCATTATCAGGTATTCTACCCTCCTCAACATACGCCAAAAAATCCTCCATTGAATCATCAGCAAAATCATTGATAAAATCTTCGTTATCATATTTCTTTACATCAAAATCATCAACTCTATTTGATATGTTCATTAGAGCTATATCCACATCATCATTAGACATTCCAACTGGATCAATACCTTCTTCTTCTAAAGCTCGTATTGTTTGATCTATTCCAGCAACTTCATCCTCAAATGCTTTTAATTTTGGTGCATCATCAGGTCTTACGGAATTTTCACTTATTAAATCTAAAACATCATTTATTGATAAATCATCTGGTTGACCTGGTTTAGCTGGTGGCAACCAACCATCTTCTCTAGCTCTTATTAAAAGTTCATCTAATGAATAACCACCTTTTTTTGTATAACCAAAAGTTTCTTTATCTAATATAGATCCTACATCAGCAATATTTGCTTCTTCACTATCTATTTTATTTCTTTTTAACCATTGTAAAAATGTTTCAACCTTTGGCTCTTTTGGTGGTTGTAAGCTACTTGGTAATTCTGGTACTACAATTTGTTTTTTTAATGTTTGTAATTCTTTTTCTAATGTAATTAATTTTTTTTGTGCTTCTGTTTTTTTACCAGATTGTTGATTTTTTAAAAAAGTAGGTATATCTAAAAGTTCCTCGTTCTCTACCAATGTTTTAGCGGCTGCAATTTCTGTTTCTTTTAATTCTATTTGTTTTCCTAATTCTGTTTGATCGGTTTGTTTTAATTCTACATCAGGATTTTCAGTAACAGTAATAGGTTCATCAACCTCTACTTGTTTCATTGTTTCTTTTACATTTTTTGAATGTTGTCTTTTACCAGCAATAGTATCAGTATAAGGATTTTGATTTCTTTCAATTAATGCTTGATTAAGTTGATACGCAGCTTCTTTATATTTTGGTTTATTTTTTATATTGTCAGGAAGTTCATTAAATACTTTTTGCAATTCTGCATCATCCATTAAATGGATAACATCATTTAAAGGTTTTGATTTATATGTAGGATTGTTATCTAAAATTTTATTTAATGTACGACCTAAATATCTTTGGGGAAATAAATTTTTACTAACCATTTCATCAAATGATAAAAAAGCAGCTTTAGTACCTTTGTATGTTTGTTTACCACCATAACCAATACCTTTAAAAGCAAATAAACCTATTGGTGCTAATACAAAAGCACTAGCTGTATTTGTTAAAATAGCACTTAACGCTCTATCCATTCCGTAGTCTAAACCTAAACTTTTTCGACTAGATTGTTTTGCACCTTCAATTAAAGTAGTACGACTAAATTCTAATGCACTTTCCATAACAGCCGTTTTTAAACCAGCTACCGCAACATTTTTTGGAATTGAATAAGCCATAGTTAAAGGTAATGTTTGTAGCGTTATTGGATCTAACATATAACTACCAAAACCAGCAGCAAACGATGAGCCGTATTTTTCCATAAATCCACGACTTGATCTATTCATTTCACTAATTAAAAAATCTTGGGTAACGGCTTTTTCTTTTAATTCGTTAGTAAAATCTTCTACTGTTCTAAAATTAACATTAGGATTTTTTTCTACAATTTTTGCAACTTCGTTATTCCACCAATCTAATTGATCTTTATAATTAGCAACACTTGTTTGTCCGCCTTTTTTTTTTGACGGATCTTGCAAATTATACATAAATTGATTCCAAAAACCACCACCTGTCATTTCATCTTGCATATCATCAATATAAGGATTGGGTAATTGAACACCAAAAGCTCGTTCGATTTCTTTATTGGCTTTATCGTAAGTATCTATTGCATTATAATATTGAGAACTTGACATTTCAAATTCTAAAGAATGATTAAATTGTGCTTTAGTTTTTTCTGAAAAACCCCAACCGCCATCATCATTAGGTAATAAACTTGGTCGTTTGAAATCAGTATTAATACGCTTTTTATTTAAAGCATTATCTTGATCGTAAAATTCCATTACTTAATTAAATCCTCTGTAATTTTTCCTAGATCAAAAACAAAAGGCTCATTAGAACCTTCGTACATTAAATATTCGTGATCAGGATTGCCGTCTTGCTGGTCAAAAATAGCAAAGACATATTTGCCAGGTGCAATTTGTTCTAAATAATATGGATCAGAATTTTTACCAAAAAGTTTATCAGGGGTAACAGACATTTCTTGTCTATTTTCTGTATCAACATAAGGTGTAGTTGTTGGCAAAGAAATACCGCCACCAGCTTTAATAATTAATTGAGTAGCAATCTCTTGTTGGTTAACATCATCAGATAAAAAAGTATCTTCAATTAAATTTTTAAAATCTTTTTCAGTTTCTATTTCTGTTCTAGGAAAGTTTGTTGGTAAGGCAATTTGTTTTCCATTAAAGGTAATCATTCCTCCATAAATTAATTTATCGCCATTATAAGTTGCACCAATAGATTCATTTATAATTTGATTAATTTTATTTTTAAAATCTGTTTTTCGCAGCATAGATTTAACATCCATTTGGGTGTCATACCAACCCTCTGCTATACCTCTTGATATAATTACATTTTCAATAGCTGTTTGTTTTGTTAATAATGTTTGCGTATTATCATTTAAACTATCTCCTATTACATCTATAAAAATTTTACCAAAATCTTGATTATTTACAAGATTTGGCATTAATTTTTGATCTTTTTTTAACATCATTCCATTAGCGATGTGCATAGCAAATTCACTGTTACCATTACTTACATGACCGCCAATTTCTGCTAGGATAGGTGCTTTGTCATGTATTTGTTTAAAGGCACTTAAAGAATGAGTGTCAAAGGTACTATGAATAGCAGATGCAAATTCAACTATTTCATCAGGACCTTGTGCATTTGTAACAATTTGATTGAAATTACTTATTTGTTCTTTTGTAAAAAATTGTATTGGTTCATCATAATATTCTGCAACAAATTCCGCTTGTTTAATTAAAGCGTTTACTTGTTCTTTAAATACTTCTGGTTCACTTGATGCAAGATTAAAATCTATTTGTGGAATATTATCAATAACACCATAGTCTAAAGCTACTCGTAACATATCATTAGGAATTCGAGTATTTTTATCTGTTTGAATTTTTTCAAAAATTTCTAATTGTAATTGTTCAATAGGTGCTATTCCAGTTGTATTATCATCATCATCTAATTTTTCATTTAAACTTTGCTTTAATAAACTAATAGCTTCTGCACCCTCCTCTTTGTTGTATGATCTAAAAGTATCAACAACATCAACAAGAGAAATCATGTTTTCAATATCCTGTACTAAAGTTGGATCAAAATAATCTTCTGTGCCAGGAATAGTTAAACCTTTTGCTTCTTCTAATAATTGATTAAGTTGTGGAAGATTGGCTCTTGATAAATTTTTTAATAATTTTTCTTCATCATTTAAAAATCCTCGTATTGCAGTTGAGCTAGCTTTTAATGATGTATTTGTTGCTCTTATTTCTTTATCTATTTTAAGTTTTGCTTTTTGTCTAAAATCAAGAACTTGATCTGTTGTTAATATTTCTGCATATTGATCTGATTCTAATTCACTTAATAATAATTGTGGATTGTCTTGTAATTTTTTTTCTGCATCATAAAATCCTATTTTATTACGGATAGCAGCAATTTGAATTTCTTTATTAAGAACAAGACCGCTTTTGTCCATTTCTAAAATAATACCATCTTCTGATAATAAATAATTTAACGCATCTTCTTTCTCTTTAGTTGTGCTACCAAAAATAGCTTTGTACGCAAATTTATCAATTTCATTTTGATACGTTACTTTTGATACTTCTAATAAATTTGTTCGTATAGATTTTTTAATTTTTAAACTTTCATTGGTTATGTAATTATTCCAATTTTCTTCAAAAATATCTCTTTCTACTTTTGTCTGTAAAGTATTTTTATGTTTATCTTTTAATTTTGTTTGTTCTTCTAACCATTTAGGTATGTCAGATAAAGTGGATGATGTTGAATATGAAATAGTAATATCATTACTTTCTAATTCTAAATTATTAGATGCAAGCGTAATATTATTTTTACGTTCTAATCTTGTTGCAGCTTCGTAAAATTTAATTTCTGAATCAGTTTCTATTTGTTTTACTTGCGTTGCAAATGCTTCATTAGCTCTATACACATCTGCTTTATTTTTATTTTTAATTTCATCAAGTTTATTTGATTTATTTAATTTTACTTTTAATTCTTGATTTTCAAAATTTAATTTGTCTTGTAATTGTTGATTTTCAAAATTTTTCTTATTGCTATATGCTTTTGTTGCAAGACCAGTTAAATTACTTGCTTGGCGTGAAAGCTCATTTAATGGACCAACCGCTGCTGCTGTTGGATTGTTAACACGAGATACTAAACCAGGTATTTTTTTTTCGGATAGTTTTTTTTCAAAAATAGGAATTTGTACCATTAAAACCTCTGTGTTCCAAATTTATTTATAAATGATAATGAGTTTTCTTTATTAATATTAATAAGAGCTTTTTGATTCTTATTAATTAAATCAATCATGTCCATTTGGTTATTAAATATTGCATCATTAATAATGCCGTTATTAATTGATTGTTGTCTGATAATTTCTGCTGCATTTTGATTTTGATTTTTAATAATTTCTGCTTGATTTGCTGCTTGTGTATCTAAAATAGATTTTTGTGCAAAAGCACCAACCATTGTACCAGCTGCACTAATGTACGATGCAGCTCTTTGGCTTCTTGCTTGATACATTGCATACTCCCCAGAACTTCTTTCTATTGCTGATTGTTCTAAGAAATCATAACTATTAACAGCCGCATCATATTCTAAACTTAATCGTTGTATTTCTGCTTCGCCAAGTTGGTATTCTAATACTTCAAGGGGTGTACCTTCCATACGAACACCAGATTTCATGTAAGCTAATTCGGTAGAAGATTGGTGTCTATCAAATGCTTGATTAAATACATCAATATTGTCTTTACCTTTTTGTAAAGCAATATCAGATTTGTTTTCTAATATTGTTGCATTACGTTCATGCATTGCTTGTTGGTAACGACCAGCTTTCATTGCTGCATTACCAGCCATAATTTGACTACCAGCATTAACGCCAGCACCTATTAACATTGCTGTGCCAGGATCGTAATTTATATTTGTAAAAGCAAAACTATCATCAGGAGCGCCAGGTGTTTTAATCATTTACCCTCGCATATCTGTAATAATCTTCATTGTTTTGATATTTCTTCATTAATCCCTCGTTACTCATTCCAAGCCAAGCACCAAAGCGTTGTCCTAAAATAAAATCTTTTTTTATTGCTGTTTGTAGTCGTATAATTTTGTATTCTGTAATTAAAACTTCCATGCCTTTTTTAATTACTTTAGCACCACCTAATTTATTATCCCAAATTAAATTAGATGCCATAACCCATCCCTCATACACACCATCCCAAATAGGAACGATGCCACCTGAACAAATAATCTCATTATTTTTAACAGCTGTAAAAGACATACTTTCAATTTCTAAGCCGTTTAAATATTCATGCCAGGAACTATCTATTTCTGTTAACGGATCATTCATCATGGATGTAACCATGTGATGTGCGTGTTCTTTTTTAAATTCTATTAATTCTAAATTAGCCGTCATTAACAGTTATACGAGGATAAGCTGATAAGAGAGTTAATGGTAATGGTTGTGTTTGACGAACAAAAACAAATCCATCCGTATTAAAATCATCCCTAAATTCAACTTCTTTATCTCCTGTAAAAAGAGGAACGGCTTGATCCATCGCTGCTGCACTAGAACGAAAAGGTATTCTTTCCATGTTATCTAAGTTTGGTCCAACCTCAACACCCACAGTTTCGTGTAAACGTAATGTTACTTCGTGTATGCGTTTGTCTTTTGATTGTGATGTGCCACCCTCTCCTTGTAATTCTACTCGCATGGTTTGTAGTAAAGATGTATAATTTAATCCTACATGAACTTTTGTTGATGATCTATCTAAAGTTATAGATCCACCACTTACAGTTTTATTTGGATGCGTAGCTCCATTAGCTAGTATCGTTACTGATTGACCTTCTAAATGATCTAGTCCTGATAATGTTGTTGTTGCACCACCACTATATGTTAATCCACTATCAACAAAAAAAGCATCATTTTGATCTGTACCATAATCAAACAAACTTAAATATTCTACATAGCGTCTTGTAGCTCCATTAATAGTACGTTTAACAATAACATAAAATTCATCTTCGTTATTATCAGTTGGCACACTAGCCACACTTTCAACAACAGCTTGACCTGAACCAAAAACACCACCTAAAATATGACGATGCCATCCAATAACACTTTCTGCTCTTGCATAAGTAAAACCAAGTAATGTACCATCGCCACGAACACACCATAAAATACTATCTGGCTCTTGTTGGTATGCCATTTCTGTAACGCCATTTTCTGTAATGTGTTCAGATAACAATGTCATATCAGTTGCTTGATATTGGTCGATGTTTAAATTGTATGTTAGCTCTCGTATTTTTCTTTTTGCTCGTTGAACAAACATAGTAACATTTTCAATTTGTACCGCATCAATATTAGCTGCACCATAACTTGATTGTTTTTGTATTTGCACATTACTAGGCGTTAAAGGTTGTGTTGTGCCAGATGCACTAACAACAAATTCGCCACCTACTGTACCAACAATCAATGATCGTTGTGCTGACATATATTTTATTGCATTAACTTTATTAGACGCAATAGTGTAAACCATTGCATCATTATCTGTTGTACCAGTTGTAAAATTTTCTAATGATCCACCTTTACTAAACCACAATGTTTGTGGATTTTTATTTGAACCACCAAAAACTAATCGTTGTTCAAAAAATGTAACTGTACTAGGAAAATAATCTGTTGCTACATTAAGAATTGGATTTGTTAATTTAGTTACAACATCAGAACCACCAGCAGAAAATGTACCATAGCTGCTAGTGTCTAAATTTGTACCATCAGAATCTTGTAATTCAAATCGTGTATCAGGTCCAGTTACAGTACCAGCAGAACTATACGCTGTATAACCAGATGTATTTAAACTAGAACCAACAGCGTCAGCTAATTGAAACGTTGTTGACGAAGGAACAGATTTAACTGTGTAAGTATTGCCATTTAACTGTGTCATTCCTTTGACATTAGTTATTTGAACATCATCCCCAACAGCCAAGTTATGTGCAGCCGATGTTGTTACAACACCAGGGGTTGCTTGTGTAATACCAGTTATTGTAGATGTATTTAAAATTTCTCCAACAGTATAAACATTTCCGTTTAATTGTGTCATACCACCAATGCTACTAAAAGTAACAAAGTCACCTACAAGTAAACCATGATTAGTTGATGTCGTTACCACACCTGGATTTGCTTTTGTAACAGCACTTACTGTTAAATCAGTTGCCGTTGTTAATGCTGGCGATGTTAAAGACCACGATGTATGTCCTGATCGTGATAATTTTCTTATCGCATAACTTGGATGAACCAAATACATAATATCCGCACTTTGAGCAAATTTAATTGTTGGTACATCTGCCGTTGTGTATGGCGATGCAATTTCATAAATTTTATTGACTACACCACCAGAAGAATATGCTGTGAAAGACGATGAATTAATATCTGTGCCATCAACAGTTTGTAATTCAAAAGTATTTGTTGTTTTATCGGCAACCTTAAATGTTTTACCATTTAATTCTGTCATTCCTACTACGCTAGAAATAATAACATGATCGCCATTAGAATACCCATGACTATTTGATGTTATTACTACTGGGTTAGCTTGTGTTGCTCCACTAATAGTTTTATCGCCTTCTGTTATAATACCATTGTCTTTAAAAAATCGAATATAAGAATTACCAAATTCTAAAATATATGTTTGTGTCGTAGAAAATTCAAAAGGTATTAATCGTGTTTGTGCTGAACTTGTTTTTACTTCATGCACAAATTTTGTACCTGGTCGTCTTGATGCTGCACCATGAGGATGCACAACCATATTTTCTAATGTTTTACATCCATTAAAATATTTACCTAAATCTGTACGACCATCTAATCGTGGCGATAATTCGCCAGCTGTAAAATTAGTAAAGGCGACAGTTGTTTTAGCCATTAGTACCTCGAGTTAATAAATGTGCTTGCATCTAAACTATCTGCTGTACCTTCGGTTGCATCAACAAAACGAGCTTCTCGTAATTTTTCATTATACATGTCGTTAAGTTGTCCAGCTAAAGATGTTGAAGATGTAATTGCATAACATAGTTCTGCTGCTAATTTAGATGCGATTGTTTCAATTAATAACGTATCGTATTCATTTGGATCTGTTACTTTAGAAATATAAATTAAATAAATTGTTGCTTCGTCTGTTAATAATTTTCTTTGTTCAATTTTAAATTTTATTCCAGCATCTAAGTCAGATGATGTGCCGTCATTATATCCGCCTACTTTTAAAACACGCAAACAATCAGATGGTAAGGTATATTGATTTGTATATTCATGTGTTGGCGTATTTGTATCTTGTGCTAATTCAACACGCTTAATTAAACAATTCCATGTATGTGATCTAAATATTCCATCACGCACAGATTCATAACGTTGGTTTAACAACCTTGCGTTTTTACTATCCTCGGTCAAGGATGTAATATTACTTCCCCCCAACATATTTAATGCGGAGTTACAAATTTCTACTTCTGATGCCATTTACTTTTTCTTTTTTGGAAATCCAGCTTTCATATTTGCATATGCTTTTGGACTTACTGTTGATTTAGATTTTGGTCTCGATGTACCAGCTTTTTTTCTTGCGTTCATGTTTGCGTATAAACCTTTTTTAGCCATTGTTTCTCCTATGAAAAAAAAGGGGGGAATAATCCCCCCATAATATTTATTGAGTATAGTAAACCCAGAAATAAATTGTACCTGTGATGGAAGCACCACCAGTAGTAATTTTTAAATCTGTAGAATCTGATACTTTATATCCTAAACCAGCAACAGCCGTGTTAGCAGCTGTTGAGCCAGCTAACATTGATTGTGCTTGTCCAGCAGCGTTCCATGTGCCTACTGCAGCAAGGTATCTGTCATCATCATCAGCATCCCCAACTTTTAAAGTTGAAGAACCACCAAGAGCATCACATTTCAAGACTACATCATGAATTGTTGCACCAGCTGGTATTCTGCCGATAGTAATGTCTGAACCACTTGCTAAAGAAGATGCTTCATAGGTATCGTGCCAAACCATCATAGGCGATAGGTTACCCCCACCACTCATAACGCTAGGATCAGCATCAAGATTTGTTATTGCAACACTTTTTACACTAGCCATATCTCAACCCTCCTATTCGTTACAAGCGATTTCAACAACTTTTTCTTCTTCCATACGAGTTGCACCTAAGTCCATGCAATAATATACTTGTGTAGAATAAGATTTGTCGTCTCTTTCACTTATTTTAGCGGTTACATCTTTACCAATACCCAACTTGATACCATCAGCTGCAAAAGCAATAACTTGTCTGCTTGGAGTTGCATCTGCTGTAAGTAAGTTAGATGTGATAAATTCAAATCCTAAGAACGAATTAATATCTCCCTGAGCTAAAGCTTTAACTGTATTAAAGTCAGAACTTTTTACTTCTGTGAGATTTAATAAATCTTCAATCTGTTCAGGAGATACAACACAGTATCTTTTTACAGATGGATCTACATCATTTTCGTCTAAGATTTTTTTTGCGGATAGTAATTTAGCAACAGTTAAACCTGCACTACCATGTACTATTTTTTGAGTAGATGGTAAAGCGGTTGACGTTCCCCCAGATACACCTGTTTTAGCTGTACCTAAAGCTGCCGCAATAATTACTGAATCCATTGCTCTCCCCATTGCTGCCGCTGCTGCTTTAGCATAAGAAGAAGTTGGATCGATTAACATACGGATTTTATCCGCATCGTCAATCAAGTCTGCCCACTCATAAGTCGCAGTAGTTAAAGCTCTACGACTATGCGGCATATCGATTTGTGGAGTTGATCCGTGTCTTGATGTTCTTAGTTGAGCTGTAGTTTTGCCGATTTGCTCAAAAAAAGATTGTTTACCTCTAATTGATTCGACATCTACTGCTGCTCTAAGTTTTGATCCCATTTGTTGGGATAACATCTGAACATTAGCGGAATATTGCTCCACAAAAGAAGTTGTTACATTTACTGACATAACAATATTTCCTTTCATAGTTTTGGTTAAATTTTGATAAATTATCTACCAAGTAGGTTTATCTACATTTTACAACTGTTAGTTGCTCTACTGTTCAGATGGTCAATAAGGATGCTTACGCACTACCCTTATAAATCAGGATGTATCATGTTATGCAAATCTGCCATTTCTTTAACGGCTGCACTATGTCCTGGATGATCTTTCAACCAGTACGGATGCTTTGTATCTGCCATGATTTTTGTCACTTCTCTTTCAGCTTCTTGTGGTGTTAATCCACCACTCTCTGTTTGTCCTGTACCTAAATTATCTTCTGAAAAATTTTCAGATAATTTACTAAGAGCTTTAATAAAGCCAGGATGATTTAATATATCACTACCATCTTGTAGTTTTACATCTTTTAAATCATTAACAAAAAATTTACCAAACACATTATTTGCTTGATTAACTTTTTTATCATACGCTAGACCAAATTCTTTGCGTAGCTCTTGTTCAGAATTAAGTTTATTTAATTCTGCTTGTTTTTGTATTTCTTCATTTCCTTGGCTTTCTAAATTACCATAGTAATCTAGTATTCCTTGTACTTGTTGAGGTAACATTCCCAACTTATGTGCATGAGAAACAAAATTTTTTACTGGTTGCGGATCTGCTCCTTCTTGTAAAGTATAATTAACATTATAATCATCAGGTGTTTCTGGCACACCTAACTTAGAAAATGTTTGCTTCCAATCATCTTCTGTAAAATTTTTATTTGGTACTGGCATTTTATCTGCACCTACCATTCGCTGTGCATGAACATAACTTTTTGCTAGTTGACCAGCGTCTTTAAAATTTTGTAACGATGCATCTGCTCGTATATCTTCTGGCAACGTATCAATAAACGATGCTTCTTGTGGTTGTTCAGTTGTTGTTTCAGATTGCACTTCTGGTGCAGTTGTCTGTTCTTCCATTTATTTTTTCTCCGTTGGTTGTGGTTTTAACATTGTTTTAATCCACAAAGTAACTGCTCGCATCCCCTCTAAGTTTGCCGATTTATACGGATCAACGTCAAAGGTAGAATTATGTATTCCAGTTCTGCTTTCTAAATCAGCTAAAACTAATGCACCCTCTTTGGTGTTAAAAGTCATTTGATATGCTTGTCGTAATTCTTTTAAAAATTTTTCTTGTTTATCCGGCATTAAGTTCCTTTAATAGCGGTGCTGCCTTTCCTCCAGCTTCCGCCATCTGTGATGCTTGATCCATTTGTGCTTGTTGCTGTTGAGCTTCCGCTTGTTGTTGTCTTATGCTCGCAACTTCTTGGTCAGATCGTAAAATTTTTCTAGGAACACCTAATACATCTGTAATATGTTTAACAAGTTTATCAGAATCTAGGTAATCCATAACTGGCATCATTTGTGCCAATGGAGAAATAATTTCTAGTGAACGTAGTATTGCTTGAACATCGCCAGTTTTTTGTGATCTTGCTAATGGCGATACATACTCAATATCAACAGCTTGACCTTGTAAAGATTCTGGTGGTTCAGGTAATAAATTTTTACGAAGAAGAATATTAAAGCATCGTGTAATTAAAGGTTGTAACATTTCTGCTTGTAGTCTGCCTAATACTGGCGACAACAACCTCATTTTTTCCTCATTACGCTGCATTACTTCTGTAGCTGTCATTCGTACATCTTGCGACATCAATAATTGGTCCACAAAGTATGCTTGGCGTATTGCTGTTCTTCGTTGTTCTTCTAAATTTAACCCAACTGGTGTGTTTGCACCTATATTTAATGGCTCAATCCTATCTCTTGTGCCAGATCGGTAATAATTTAACCCTCCTGGTTGTGTTCTAACTGGTAAAACAAAACTATCATCAGGTACTAATAATGGTGGATCAACCATCTTTTGAGCAGCTTTTATCGTTGTTTCTGACATTTTATTTAACATTTTAATGTCAGGTAACGCTGTCATGCTAGGAGAACGACCATATACTTCGCTTGATGACTTTAACCATCTAGGAATAACAAAAGGAAATTCGTTAAAACCAGATATAGTAATTATTTTTTGATCTTCGTTGTCATAATAAATCGATACATACTGCATTGATTTATTATCCATCTTATATGGATTAGATTGATCGTTAGGTTTAACACATTGGTTAATGGTTACTTCATCATACGGAGTTTTTTCGTATATTTTTAAAATTCTTTTAGATAATTTTTCGCCAAATCGTAAATACGCAGCTCTTGCTGTCATTTTAAATTCACGATGAATACTATCTACATATCCTTTATCATTTTCTGAAATATAAATTTCTTTTATGTGTCTTGTAGAAAAACGAATAAATTTTTCATCATCTTCTTCAATCATCATGCACGCAGTACCAAACGTACAAAGATCAACATACAATTCATGTATTTCTTGTTGAAAATTTGACCTATCAAGAGCAATATACATTGTTTGGGTACTAGCTTCTAACCATTCCTGACTTTCCTCATCCATGGCAAGACTTTCGTTTTTAAAACGCATACTGAACCAAGGTGTTGCAGCATTTGTTAACATTCCATGCAAGGAAGAAGATAATAGTTCCGCAGCGTGCAGAGCTGTACCATCAAAAATAAATTCTGTACGTTTATCGCCAGCTGTTCGTTGTATATTTACATCAGCTCTACGAGGTAAAACATAATCAGCGATTTCTTGCCAATGACTTTCCCAGTTTAATCGTTTACCTTTTAACTGTGCAAATTGACTACTTAATGCTTTTATATCCATATTAATTACCTATTATTTCTCCTAGTTTGTCTTTTCCTTTAGATAAACCTAGTTTTAATATTCCTAATTCGTTTCTTGTTGATGTAAATTTTTTACCTTGTTGTTTTGCATCAAAACCTAATTTGTAATCTTTGTATGCTGCATTAGGATTACTTGCGTTTACTAAATTTTTTGTAGCACTAGCTCGCATTACAGTTCCTATAGGGGATGGCATTGCTAAAGATAATACAGCTGTTGTAATTCCTTTTATTTTATTTTGTTGTTCTAACATTTTGCTAGAAATAGGTACTGATGTCATTGCACCAGTTGGATCGCCACTACCCATTGCACTATTTGTAGAGCCATATTTTATTGTATTAGCATTAGAGTTTCCAATTACGGATCTACTTACACTTGGATCGCTAGCAGCATACAGTTTTTCTCCTTCTGATCTACTTATACGAATAAAACTACCACCTTGTTTTTTAAAATAATTACCAACCTTTACTATATTTTTATTAACCATAGCATCATCAGTAAATTTTGATGTTTCTGATCCATACATATCTTTATCTTTACCAGTTAAATTTGTCGCTTTACCATCAACAAGACCTAATCTATTTTTAACAATTTTTACAATTTCATTAGATTGTTGTTTATTAGAATTATCTCTTCTTTCTTGTCTATCTTTACTGCGTGTACTTGTTGCTGCTCCCATACTATCCGCCTAATAATGTTTTCTTTTGTATTTCAGCTTCGCTTGTATCGCCTTGATTTCCAGTTAAAATTGTTTCGGTGTACCCTTCTTTTTTAACTTTCATCATTTCACGAATTTTATTTTTTTGTGTTTGATCTAGGTTTTGTTTAATTACTGGTGGCAATTCTGGTGGATCTGGTATTGGCGGTGGAGCTGGTGGTTTTGGTGCTAAAAATCCCATTGTCTTAATTCCTTATATCTAGGGGGTTGTAGTTTGTGCCTTGTGCAAATTTTTCTAATCGTCTGTTTTCGTTTAAATCTAATTCTTGTATTGCAACTGCACACGTTCGCCACGCATCTGCATAATGCGAGGAATGATCGTGTACTGGTTTTGAAAATATACGCTGTTTATCTATCCACTTTCTGTGATACCATTTCATTGCATCCAAGAAAGGTTTGCAATTAGACCTATCAATGTAGGTTTTTGCTAATAAAATCTGACCAGCGTGAATACCATCTTCTATCGATATTTTTGGACACACCTTAATTGGTCGCATCCCCATCGAGTAGGCATATTCTTTTCTTGTATGTCCAGTTGATAGTTCTCGCTGCTCTATATCATGCGGAAAAACATAATTACGGATATTGTATTCTGTTTTCTTAATATAGTCGGCATAAAAGTCCAGACTTTTATTGCTATCAGCATAACAATCAACAATGAACAATGCTCGACCAATTTGTTGTACAAATAAAATTACAGTTTGATCACTTATTCCTAAATCAAAATAACAATCTACTGGGTAACCAGGATCATATGGATAATGAGAAATTTTTTTATCATCTTCCATTTTAGAAATTATTTTTCCGTAAATTGACCCTGATATATTTGCTGTCCAAGAACATTCAAATTCTTGTTGGTATTGATCCTCCGTCATCAGCTTTCTTGCCGATTCTAATTCTTCTTTTGGTACTAAGTCAGTTTCACTAGCTTTGAATATACAAGTGTACCAATCAGGTAATGATTTTGCTTCTTCAAACAAATCATAAAACAAGTTCATACCTTGTGGCGTTCCTATAAAACAACATTTTCCAAGACGATCAGAAATAGCTGGTCTAATTACTTCCGCAAACATTCTGCTATCCATCTGTGCATATTCATCACAAACAACAAAATCAAAAAATTGTCCACGACTAGCATCAGGATTTTCTGCTCCAAACAATGTTATTCTAGCACCATTAGGAAAATCGGCACGCAGCTCTGTTTCATTAAACTTCATTCCAGGAATAACCCTAGAAAATTCTTTTAAATAATCCCAAGCGATTAGTTTTGCTTGCACCCTTGTTGGAGAAAAGAACGCACCACGAAAATTCTTTTGTTTTGATGTTAATGCTTCTTTAATTAAATGGTTTATTGCAAAAACTGTTTTACCTCCTCGCCTGTGCATGACGCACACGGCAAACCTGTATTGCTTTAGTTTTTCGTGCAGCTCTAATTGTTGAGGTCTTGGCTTGTACGCAATTTTAATTATTTTCATACTTCATTTCCCCATTGTTTAGCCATAGCTTCAGCAATACCTTCATAAAATCTACTTCTAACTTTACCTCTTATATCACTTGGTAATTTGAATGTTTCATAATGATGCCTACTCATTTTATAGCCATTTATATTAATAATGTCTGGTTCTACAATTTTTGTTGGTTTTAAATTTGGTAAATTTTTAAGCCATAAACAAGTTTTTTTAGATACATCATGTCCAAATTGATAAGGTTGTATAATTTGATTTGGCTTTTTAATTTTTGTTGAAATTACACTCACTGGATTTTCTAATGCTATTTTTTCAATAGGTGCATTTAATAATTTTTTTACAAAATCTAATGCTTCAATTTGTAATGACCAAGGTTTTTTTCCTTCTGTAAACCATCTAGCACCACTTACTGCTAAATGCGTACAAGGAGGATGAGCAATCATTAAATCCCAACCTTTATCTAAATGTTTTAAAATATCATCTTGAATATGGTTACCGGGTATTTCTGTTGGTAAAATATCACAACTCCATGCGTCATGACCTTTTTTTTCAAATGCTGATCTTACAATGCCTGAATATTCACAAGCTACTAATATTTTAATGTTATATCTATCTTTGGTAAAATTATTAACTAATGTATTGTATCATTTACCGCAGATACCTCTGGTATGTTAAGTGCCGCAATTACAAATTTAGCTGCTTCAAGTGCATCCTCTTTATTTGCAAAATTTTTTAATTCTATTGTTACAGTATTATTGGTTTCGTTAAATAATACTGCAGCAACAATGTCTGTGTCCATGAGTGTCTAAATCTCCCATCATAATATATAAAACCCCTCAGATAAATCTGGCGTGTATCGAGCTCGGATATATTCATATTTCAATAATAAAAAGCCATAAGCAAATCAATATAGGTCAATGACCTATTACTCTTTGTTGTATTGCTTAGTTAATTGTTTTCTTGTCAGTTATCTTGTCAGTTGCTTGGTCTTTATTGCTCGAACTTCTTAACGTGCGTGCGGAACCTGGCTCTTTATGTTCCGAAGAACCATCATCCCATACTATTTTAATTAATGGATCTCCAACATTCTCAACAGTTTGCTTATCTCCAAACACGCTGACCAATTTACTAGCCATCCAACGTGCATGAAATAACCGCTCTCTTAATAACTGTACCTTTGTTGGTTCCGTGTCCTGGTCTAACATATCTTGCATTTTATCAAGCCAAACCATTGCACCGGTACGCCTGGCGTCAAGTAATTGCTCTTTAAACTTCTGATCCTGTTTCATCCATGTATGAACTGTTGTTAACCCTGGCATATCTTTGGCTCTGCAAACTTGCGTCAAGGTTGTGCCAAGCTCTACCGCTTCAATTATTCGTTTGTATGTATTCTCTGATTTCTTCATATGTTTTATTTTTATACTGTCTTAGGTTTTGTAATGCTCTTATTTTGCCGTCAATAGATACTGGACCAAATGATAAGCCGCCATGCATCCGGCATATGTAATGACCATTTTTTTTTAATATCCCTTTGGCTCTGCATTGCCTTCCATATCTCTTGGTCATTGCTTCACATTGGACTTTTTTACTCGGTCTGCCTACCATTTTAAAAAACTTTCTTTTTTATAAATTATTTGTTTGATAGTATATATTATTAGTATATATATATTATTAATATATATAAGGGAGTTATTATGAATTTATCTAATATATTATTTTACATGATGGTTGGAACGGTTCCAACTATCACATTAATTTTAATCTTTGTTCAATAGTTATGAATATTACTATTGTAGAAATTAAAGCTCGCAAAATAAAAGGGTTAATATCTTTTATTGGTCGTAGAGTTTTTATTGATGGCAAGAAATTGCCGTCAACACCTGGACGCAACTATCCAGCGGAATGGTCCGAAGATTTCACAATCAAAGTTGCTCAAAAACATTTTAAACAAGGAGCATATTTAAAATGAATGAACCTATTAGAAATAGATTAGAAACTAAATACAATAAACCTGTTGGCATTAAAGATAATGAAATTTACTTCTTAGAAGAAACTTTTGATTATCAAGATGGTTTTAAAGGTGTTGTTGGTTTTAGTTTAAGACCTTTAACCAGGATCGAAGTTGAAGATCGAAACGATAACAACGAAGCCATAGAATATTATAGAGATATATGGGTTGAAACAGTAAAATCAGGCAAAACGGATCAAGGTCTTGAAGATTTTGCTAGTGATTGCCAAGATGATGAATATGGAGATTATCCAGGACATGATACATCTTATGAAGAACACTACGAAGAAGCAAAAAAACACTTTGATTTTGATGTTTCAAGTTTCGAGTGTGGCTCTGGTGGTCGTTGTTTTGATCTTAAATTATTGAACTCATTTGATAAGGTTATAGATCAAGATTTAATCAATATAATTAAAAATTTCGAAAATGCTTAAATTTATATTTATAGCAGCACTTCTCGAATTAGCGGTATTTTTACCGCTAGTTTATTTAATCAATAACTACTAGGAGTTTAAAAAATGATGACTAAAGAACAATACATTGAAGATCAAATACAAGGAGCTTTAGAGGATATAAAATACACTAAACAAATTTTAAAAGAGTATTTTACAAACCAAGTCAAAACTATGACCAATGGACAGTTTAAAGACCATTTAGAAGAATTAAACCTACTAGATTAATTAAACTAAAAAAAGGAGCTTAAAAAATGATTATTTGCACTATGCACGAAAATTCACGCTGTAATTATAGTATTAGTTTAGATTATGAAACTTTGCTTTTTACTAGCTCAGGATATTGCAGAAAAGGAAAAAGTTTTAAAATTATATTTCCTAAAGGCACAAGCTACGAACAAGCAAGAGATCAAACCGAAAAACGATATTTTATATAAATCCGACTAAAACCCTCTTTTATAAGGGGGTTTATTTTATCATATAATAGTATATACCTCCACTATGACATCTAAGCAGCTAGCAGCATTTTTAAAAAAACACCGACTAACACAAGGCGACCTTTGTAGAATTTACTTTGGAACATCAGAAGTTAATGATAGAAATGTAATTTGGCGTTGGGTTAATGGACCAACAAAGCCGCCAAGAAACCTGGAACAACATTTAAAATATTATATGATTGCAAAAGAGAACGACAAAGCCGACTAAATCTCAATTATATTTATTTATTAGCACTATTCTGTCAATCATGTCACTAATTTTTTTAGTGTTTTGATGTAGTTGCAGCCACAAACGAATATACATTATTTCCTCAATCCATATTGTTTTAACTTTTCTACGATCAACACCGACAAAGCGTGCTATCCTGGAAAAAGGAATTTTCTTTGCTCTGCTCCATATAATTCTCTTAACTTGTAGATCCTCAACAACCTCACGCAATAAAGTTGATGCTATCCACCACCGACTAATATCCTTTGATGATGGTTTAATAACAAAGGTAGCGTCATTCCAAGAATGTTTATACATCTTTTCTTGTTTAACCTCTTGCCAGGATGCTGTGGTCTTTTGTTTTTTAATAGCTCTAGGAAGTCTTTTATCGGTTAGTGCTGCTTGTTCAAATAGGTTTATTATATCTTGATCTGTAATTATAGGCATTGAAGATGTTTAGCAATTTGTTCAGCTCGCACCTTGTCATTCCAATTCTTACTTTTTCTTAATTTAAGCCATTCCTCTGCTAAATCACTATTACCAGTTTTATTTAATATTCTTTGATAGGTTCTGTCATCCGATGAATACTTCTGTGAAATACCATTAACAACAGCTTTGTAATTGGCATTAGTATTCTTTGCTACCCTACTAATTAAATTTTGAACACTAGATTTATTAATAGATTCTTTGGTAGATTGGTCGGACATATCTGTCCTGATATTTGTGACAATACTGTCCTGTGTCTTGGACAAAACTGTCCGCTGTTCATAATTGATTTGATAAGTAGTAGCACGACCTGGAGAACCTTTTTTTAATTTAATCACATAATTTTGTTCAATAAGGTTATCAATACCTCGTCTTACAGACCTCTCACATAGGTTTGTATCAGCCGATAACCTCATATGACTTGGAAACAACGCCTTAGTAGTGCTATTTTCACGATTAAGTAAAAAATACATAACTCTAAGTGCAGATGGATTAAGACTATTATCCGCCATTACTTCTTTTAATAATTGCCATCGTTTAAGGAGCATAATTCTTGTAATAAATAATGGTTGTATGATCTTTGTTTAAAAACCGACCAATTTGGTTCATTGATTTATTTAATTCTTTTAAACACCTTTTTGTAAATTCAATCCTTGCAGCTACAAAATGTCTAGTTCTTGCTTTTGATTGTAAATCTTTTAATTCAATTTCATGTTTTCTGCATATTTGATAAGCTATATCCAACATACCACCTTTAATAAAAGCCGTATTTGGTATTAAAAAATTACTTGCTAAATCTTTTAATATAATAATTTCTTTATTTGTTAATTCTATTTTAGACATGCATCCATCCATTTCTTTAAATCAGGGTTATCTCGTAGTATTTGAACAGTAGAATGGGAGAAAGCATTGACGATTATCTCCTCCTCTGCTGCTTTTAAAAGGTGCTGGTCAAAGATAACATGGTCCAGTTCATGTAAAACAAGCAACAATGAGTAAGAATTTTGGCGTTCTACAATGTTTTTATCTAAAATAATGGTTTGTTTTGAGCCGTCATAACTTCCCTCATCCTCGGAAATATCAACTAATCCGTCTATTAACTGGACAGAAATGTCCACCGATCCGACTTTTATCTTATTGGGTAAAGAAATCGTTTGCTGTAACTTTGCCATTTGTTGCCTTTAAGATCATGTCTAAATGATGTTTTCGTGGATAAGAGCTACCATCTAGCCATCGTTGTACTAATCTCGCAGGATTTTTTGACGTATTGACACCTATTTTATTCGCTAATTCAGACAAGGTATTTATGTTTTTTAAGGTTTTCCATTCTTGTAAAGTCATATTAGCAATAGTTTCTATACAACTTAGCATTATTTGCAAATAAAAAATAAATAGTTTGCAAAATTAAACAATAGCATTTAAAGCTAATCGGCATATGGTTAGTGCAATAATGAATGATAAGATTAAAGATGCTATTAAAGCTGCTGGTATGCAACAAAAAGAAGTTGCAAAACGAATTGGCATAAATGAAATACATTTTAGTAAAGTATTAAATAAAAGAGTTTCATTAACACCACAGATGGCAGAGAAGTTATCTAATATTAAAGAGTTACAGTTAGAAAAAAAAGAATTATTATTTCCAAGTTTAGATTTAGAAATAGCTGGTCAATTTTGGTCTGGTACAAAAGTTGAAATGTTTAAATTTGATAGACCTATTCTCAAAATTCCTAGTGCTATTGCTCCAGGATCTTATGGAATAAATTTTAGAGCTAATAAAGATGTAGATACAAATTACTCTTTAAATTTTAATCAAGGTATAATTTATGTATTTAATTCTTATTGGCAAAAAAATAATAAAATTGATCCATTGTGTTTTAAAAGTGTTGCGATGATAGAAAGAGATAATGGAGATTTAGCAATTGGTTGGATTTCAGAGCCAGATTCTAAAAATAAATTTTATTTTACTACACTTCATTCAACAATTACCATGCACATTAAAGTTAAGTGGGCAGCAATATGTTCTGGTACAGTTAATCTTAAAGCATTGCCAGATATTGATGAAAACGAGAGTATGCACATAGAATAGACATTTTTTGCAAACTATTTGACATAACTTAATAATTAATGCTAATACTGTTCCTTATATGTTCAGGTACAGTTTATGAATGGTTTTGGTGCTGTTCCAAATTATTATTTAAACGCTGGTTTAGATCATTTTTCATCTAGCCAGGACAATAAAGCTATTGATGTTTGGTGGTGGTTGTATGTTTTAAACAATCAAGAATACAGACGTAGAAAAAAACCAAATCCTAACATGATAGGCGGTAATGCGGTCCAGGGAGATCGTGAGAGGTCTTATGTTAATCAAGATGACCAAACTATAACAATAGAACCATTTGGCGTAGGAGCATACATATTTCATGGTTATACAGAAAAGAAAGCAATTGATAGTGCATTACAATATTTAGACGATAAGCAGCATTTGTATGATGGTGCAGAACTAGATCATTTTTTTATTGTAAGAGATCGTACACCGCTTTGTATTCAACATTTAATACAAGCATTAAAACAAATTAAACTTCCTGATGTTAATAAAATTACAACAGAAACGTATTGTGAATACCAACACCCAGACATAGAAATTACTACCATAGGTAGAACGGATTTAATTTTTACGGAATGGAAACGAGTATTAGAAATAAAAACAAAATGGTTTGCTCCTGATAAAAAAGGAGAAAAAGATAAACATGGTAAAATAAAAGTTAAAAATAGATATTTACCTTCAACACCAGAATTTAGTCATGTGCTGCAAACAGCATTTTATTGGAAAGCTACTGGATTAGAGCCGTACATTATTTATGCAAGCGGTAAACCTTTAACAAAGAAAGATGAAGTAGGTTTTAAAATATTTACGGCACAAAATTGTCAAGATTTGCAGCCAGAAAATTTAAACAGAATGTTGGCGTTCCAACGAAGAACACAATTACAAAGACAAAACATTTTAAAATTACAATCTGATTTAGGTTTAAATTTAGAACAATGCACAAAGTATGTGCCATCAGATTTTTCTAATTTTATGTGGAGAGATTACAGTAGCGAGGAACTAAGGGAGATAGAAAAATTATGGGAATAAAAGATACATATTACATAGGTAAAGGAAAAATAATTTGTAGCTGGAGTACCTGGCAAAATATGGATCGTGAATTAGCGATAAAAAAAGAATGTCAGGAAAGAAAAAAAAATCCACCTAAGTTAGATCCATTACAAAAAAAATTATTAGCAATGACATTAGTGGATGTAACATGAGTATAGACTTTAATAAGACACTAGCTGCTGCAACTTTAGAATTAGCAAACATTGATAAAAAATTAAAAGTATCAACTAAAGGAACAAAAAAATACACAATGGTTGCGGATCGTATTCGTATATTTAGAAAACATTTTGGTGTGGATGCACAAATAGATACGACACAAACATTTGATGAAAATTATGTGCGTTCTGAAACAACAATTTCTGTTGGTGGCGATAGAGTTGCCAATGGTATAGCGGAAGAAGATAGACGCTTTGGACCAGTTAATAAAACTTCTGCTGCTGAAAATGCAGAAACTTCTTCTATTGGTCGTGCTTTATCTAATTTAGGATTGCAAGGTGGGGAATATCCATCAGGCGATGAATTATTAATAGCCATCAAACAACAAGAAAAAGAGTTTCCAGCGAAAAACAATGTTTATTCACAAGCTGGAAAACCTGATGATGCAAGTGGTAGTAGAAATAAGTCTACTGCTGCAAGCTCGCAACATCATCAGGATCTACCGCCAGGGTGGGATGCAATGGATTTAGTAACACAAATCCAAAAATTTTCCTCCGTCATAGAAAATGCAAGTCATCCTGGTCAAGTAGATAAACTAAAAACACCTTATGAACCTTGGTTTAAAAAACAAGGTCGTGAAGTGCAAAAACAATTAATTGATAAACTTGCAAGTGTAAGGGAAGGAATATTAAATGCCAAAAATTAATTTAACATTATATCCAGGCAAAGAGCTTAAAGAAATGCTGGATGCACACATGGATAGTGGTAAAAAATATCCAATAGGAGCTTCATTATCTTTTGAAGATGATAAAGATAAATCAGGATTTACTTTTTTTGATGAAGTAACTTTTCCAGCCAATACTAAAGTTGGTCTTACTGCCTGGGCTGGAAAAAATAAAAATGAAAAAACTATCTTAAATGTTTCGATAGAAGATTTTGAAACAGATTATGGTAAGTTTATGGAACGAGCTTCTAAGAAAAAAGAATCATCAGATTCTAGCTTTGATAAATTTTAATGCATTTAACTCCCATATCATTGTTAGATACTGTTGCGGTTGGTAAGATATTATTTCAAAACCAGCCGCAGCTTTCAGATAAAGCATTAAAAGAACGTGTACATCGTATGCGTATTAGAGAAGAATTACCCATGAAAAAAATTGGTAAAACTTTTTTAATATCGTATCAAAAATTACAACAATGGGTGCAAGAGAAAGACCTATGACAGATTTGTCCGCTAAAGAATTAATAACAATACCTGATGAAATGGCAAAAGATCCATTAGTCAAAAAGATTTGTGAGAAAATGATTAATCGGTCCAACATGGGTATTAAAAAATATGGCAACACCATGGCTGGTGCTAATTATGGTTTGATTTCAGGAATAGATAACGCAATAGAAGAAGCTCTTGATCTAGCGGTGTACCTGGAAGATGTAAAAATTAAATTAATTAATATCAGAGATAAATATAAAAATGTCTGATGAACTAGAGAAAGAATTACGGAAATTAAAAAAAGAAAAAAAATTAAATGACGAATTTATGATGAAATTATTGACAGACAAAACAGATGAGAATTTTAAGTTGCGACAAGAATTAGAAAAAATAAAGCAACATGACAAGAAAACAATCTGAATTATTTAAGTACATAAAAACCTACATACAACAAAACGATTTTTCTCCATCATATGATGAAATGATGAAAGCTGTTAATTTAAAAAGTAAATCAGGTATTCATCGTTTAGTTACATCCTTAGAAAAACAAAAAAAAATAAAAAGAATTAAATATTCTGCCAGGACAGTTGAGGTAGATAATGGCTAGAGAGTGGTATTCTGATTTAAAACAAGAGCCGTACAGTAAATGGCATCGTAAGTTTGAGGGTATTGCCATGATTGATGTTGATAGTGTTGAGGTATGTAAGCATTGTTATAAACCCCTGGCATTTGTAGAACTGGCAAAAGATACTGGTCAAAAATTTAAAGCATATACATTAACTAAAAAATTAGCGTTAAAATTTGATGTACCTGGATTTGTTGTTTTTTATAAAGTTGATGAAAACAATGAGATAATTAGATTTAGAGTAAAAAGAATAGCTAGGACAGTTGGTATGCTGCATGAAAATGTAAAACCTGAAAAATGGTTGGCGTATTTACAACAACTGCAGCAAGAGCATTTAAAAGAATGTGAAGTAATACACGATGAAAATGAATCGTATGGTGGTACTATTTAACTGGCTCCCAGGACTGGACTCGAACCAGTAACCTTCTGATTAACAGTCAGACGCACTACCATTGTGCTACCTGGGAACGCAAAAAGCTATATAGAATAATTTGCTATATTGTAAAATTATTTATTATTAATTTACGCCTATTACTCATAAGGTTTTTTTACCATCGCTGAATGTATCGCTGACAAACATATAGTTTTTCCCAGTTTTCTGCCATTGGTAATAGTCTGTTAACCGATTTTTTTATTTTTTTCCGTTGTTTTCTGCAATATGATAACCCATAGAAACCCACACAATACATAGGAAACTTGCCATTTCTTATATACCAACTGACAAAATCGCTGACAACCCAATCGCTGACAAGATTAATTTTGTCAATGATTTATCTTTTTTTAAATAGAATAAAATGCTAAGAGTATATACAATAAATTATATTATATATGGAATACAAACTTACAAATATTACACCTTGGGGAGACAGATATTATTTTGAAATCAAGACATTTGATTATGTTGATGATGAATTTAGGAAAATAGAAACAGAAAGAATAGCCACAAAAAAATCTAGTTTTCCTCGTAATATAGAGGAATTGGCAAAAGAAAAGGAACGTATAGAAAAGTCTATAAAAAACGGCACTTATGGGAAACAAGATACATTAGAAGTTTTATATAAAGATTGGAAGAAACACCTGGAACAAATACAACATGGTCCTGAAGAAGAAACTATTAAAAATTATAAGTATGATGCTGAACAATTATGGAGAATAAAAATAGATAACAAATCTATTAAAGACAGATTGCTAAAAGATTTCGATGTAAAAGTAACTTCTAGTATTGGAAAAGAAATGAACAAACTATTAACACCACGATACAATAGAGAGAGTTTTAAATTATTAGGTAGGTTATTTAAGTATGCAGCAGAAGAACAGCGAGGAATAATATTTAATTATTGCGATCAAGTGGATAGAAATGAATTTAAAAGAATATTAAAAAAACATGAAGATAACAAAGAAGATCCTATTATTGTTCAAGGTGGTTATAAAAAAGCATTACAAAAATTAGGAAAATTATGTGATGTTTTTAAAATACGCAATTATAATGCATATGTATTAATAAGATTAATGAGAGAATTAGGGGGAAGATTTGGCGAGATTATTCCGCTATTATTAAAAGATTTTATTATAGAAGATGGAATTGGTTATTTAGATATAAATAAAACAATTAATACTTCTAGTGGTCGATTAAAACATAAACCAAAAAGTAGAGCTGGAGATAGAGCTGTTACTTTATCAAAAGAAATGACACAGCTTCTTTGTGAATACATAGATAAAAAAAATATTACTGATCCAAACCAATTATTATTTACAACAGAAAAAGGTACTATGCTGCATCGTAATAATTTTGTGAATAGAGTATTAAATAAATATAATAAGGAGATTGGTATAATAGGAAACATAACACCACATAGTTTTAGGGTGTTTGTTATTACTTTAAAAGAATACTTGGAAGAAAATAAACAAGCGATGATGAGAGATCATGGTCATGCTACAAAAGAAATATCAGATAGGTATGTAAAAGGTGGCTGGAGGAACTTTGAGAAGGAACAAGAGAGAGCTGATAAAATTGCCGATTTAATGAATAATTAGGGGGGTACAATCACAAAGGAGAGGTGCTACAACCTTCTGTATGCTCAAAATACGAGCTTTTTTTTTGGCTTAAATTGGTTAAATTTACAGTTTCCACACATCCAGGTCTTTAAACCATCATTTGAATGTATTGGTGTTTTTGTACAACTTTCACAATCCGGTGGTCGATGATTTGTTTTATATTCTTCTTGTTGGGTTCGGTTTTTAGAAAAGAACCACATACCAGGAATAGTGATTATATTATTTCTTTTTGCCAAACAAACTCATTACTCCAGGTGCTGCTCTGTAACCAAGCGACACGCTGCACGCCATGTATAAAAGGTGCGTATAATATTTCGGCATATTTTCCAAGGTAGCTAGTCCAGTTTCAATGTGTGGTTGCATCCAAGGAATAAATGCACAGATAGCTGGTATCATTAATGCTAATAAAACAAATTCATCTTTCCAACTGCCTTTCATTTGATCGACAGCAGATTGTTCCCATTTTATTTTACCAGCAGCAATGTCCTCTAATCTCTTTTTTTCTGCTTTAATTGATGTGATTTTTATTTCACTTTTAATTTTTTTGGTTTCTACAAAACCTTTGACAGCATCAGCCGCTACTCCAAATAACGGCTTTGCTAATAATTGCCACATTAGAATTGTCCCCAAGCAACAACTGCTACAATAATTATAACAGCTACTACAAGAATTTTACCTCGCTTAGAAAGTCCATCCCAAAAATATTTAATCTTTTCCATGTTAGTCCTCCAACATTATTTCCGCCAATGATTTTGCTCTATTTGGCGTTTGTTTATACCAGCGACTATCGAGAAGTTGATCGTGGCACTCTTGCCATTGATGTTCCCTAGCTGCTGCAAGAGCTTTTTTAAATTTAGACAATCCAGTTGCTCCAAGCTGGAAAGCCATTTCGATAAACACACCAAATTTTTTATCAGGTAAATCCATACCTTGACATACTCTGGCTGCTCCCTCGATTGCTTTATCAAAGTCCACATCATATAATTTATAAATAAACTCATCAGAATATTCTTTGTCAGGATCTATATTATCCTCATCTGTAACTAAATGACCTATTCCGATAGTTAATTTTCCAAGACTATCTGCATAGCATTTGTTTACTTTACCCTCATGTAAAGCTATTCTGTTTTTAAGTTCGTTTAAATTTGCATCTTCCATCTTTAAAGACATATAAAATGTGTACTCCTAATTGTTTTTGATATTTAGATTGTGTTCTTGTAATCATTGTGCCTGGCTTCCAGGTCTTTCTTATTGATGCTGTTTTAACATCTATTTTTAAAACTTTTCCTGATACTCTATGAACCGCAACTAAATCTATTGGATCATTGTCCTGTGTTTTCCAATATATTGTATAATTTTTTTTTATTAACCAAGCTGCAGCAACAAACTCTGACTGCATACCTTTGGCAATTTTTTCATAAGACAAAACTAATCAAAAAATCCCATCCATTTCGCAATGACACCTAAAACTATTCCTATAACAACCAATGCTTTTAATCCTCCAGCACCCATTGAACTAAACTTTTGTAAATCTCGTATTTGTTTTTGCATTATCTCTTGGCTTTTCAACATATGTTTTACGTCAGTACGCAATTCTGCAATATCTTTTTCCCAATCAGACATTTGTATTTTCTGTTTGTATTTTTTCTACGCAATACAACATCATTGATACATTACGATCACGCAAATCTTTGTCTATTTCGTCTATTAAAATATTTCTTTTTAGTAAACACTCATCTTTTGTTGGAAAATCAAAAGCAACAGTTGCGTTAGAAAAACAAGCTGTTGGTAAATTTGTTAATTGTACAAAACAAATGATGGCAACAATGTTAAACATTATCCACCTAGCGGATTACTTGCTTCCGCTTTAACTTCATCAATTAATATTTTATTTAACTCGCTTTGCTTTTCAGCAATAGCAATCTTTTTAGATAATTCATTTATAAAATCTCTTATCTTACCAAATTCTTTAAAAGTTTTATCTGATAACTCAACAATATTTAATTGTAATTGTTTGTCCGCAGCAGATGCTTTATCAAATAAATCTTCAACATCTGATTTAAGTCCAGCAATATCATTTAATATATCATCGTTGCTGTCGTTATCTCTAGCCATCCACTCATCTTCTAATGCAGACATACGATCTAATATTTCTACTTCTAAATCAGAAATCTTTTCATTAACTGGTGCAAGATCAACTGTTTCATTAACAACAAATTCTGTATTTTCTAATTGTGATATTCTGTTTTCAAAAATTCCGTAGGCATAAAAGCCAGATCCTAATGCTGCAACTACTCCAGCTAGGCTGCTCCATCTAGTTAATTGTTCAATCATAATAGTTCCTTTAATTTTTGTAACTCAATCATTAATTGTATTTTGTTTACTTTAATCTCGTATAATTTTTGTTCATGCTGTCCAACTGGATCAGTAGAAATATAATTATCTAATCCTATGTTAAGATAAATACCCTTATTATAAATGGATAGATCTGCCTGGATAAACAAAGCATTATCAACATCAGAATAAATATTTTCTGGCTGGTAAAAATCTGCATTATCGTAAGCAGCTAATTGATTACCATTATCAAATAAAGAAATTTGTTTTACTACTACCGATACATTGTCATTAACTTCTATGTTAATTTTATTATCTTCGGTTTCAACAACCTCTATTTCTTTATCTTCTTTTAGTATTTCGGTTTCGGTTTCTTCTTCTGTAATATCAACATTGTCATCCTTAGTTATTTTTTCTTCTTCGGCAGTTTCTTCTTCGGCAGCTGCAACTTCTTTTTCTTCGTTGGCTGCTTCTTCAATAATTTCTTCTTCTTCGGTTGCGGCAAGTTCGGTTGGTTCTTCTTCGACCATTTCATCCATAACTTCATCCATAATCTCGTCAGTAAATTCATCAGCAAACTCTTCCTCTAATATTTCCATTTCTTCATCGGTAAATTCTTCCGAAAAGAAACTTTCAAATTCTTCTGGTACTTCTAATTCTTCAAATGCAGCTTCTTCAAATTCTTCAAAATCCTCAAACTCTTCCATGAAGATTGTTTCAAATTCTTCTTCAAATAATTCTTCTTCAAAAAATATTTCCTCAAAATCTTCCCAAACAAATTCTTCTTCAAAATAAATATCTTCAAAAGAAATATCATTATCAAAGTCTGGTATGTTTTGATCTATTTCATCTATTGCATCTTGTGTATCGGTATCAATAGGAATGTAATTAGTATCAGTATAAGTCATTTTTAATGACGCACCTAATAAGTTTACACCTTGTATAGATTGATTAGTATAGTTGGTATCAGTACCACTCCATG